AGTTCGTTGTCTCCGTCATGGGTCTTATTGGTACACTTGCTTGTATTGTGCCAGAAGAAAGTAAGTTGGGGAAGATACTTGGAAAAGTAACTGGCAATTTAACCAAATTTAAAAACTATCTACTTAAAAAAGTAAAAAAATGAACAAACTAACACCACTAATATTACCATTATTATTCATACCTTCTTTAGTGAAAGCTGCAATCGTCACTTTTGATGGAGGTATAGCAACAACTGTACTGGGAGAGCAATCAGAGATTGATAACAATATCCAAATTCAAAATGTAAGCTCTTACCAAGAAGGAACTGTCATACTTAGTTATAATCTTACTAACCCCGACCAAGAATCTTCTTGGCAAACCGTAGGAGATTATTATGGAGTTCAAGATTCTGTAATTCACGGTCATTGGACTGAATTGAATAGCATCCAAATTGAGCGTGAAAATAACGTGGCTTTTGATTTACAATACTTTCAAATCACCTCTAACACTTCTGTTGGCGGTGGGGCCGCAACTGATACAGAAAATATTGCAATTCAAGGATTCTTGAATGGTCAGCCTGTTACACAATTATTGGGGTTACCTAGTGTAGACTGGGGAGCAAACGAAATTCAAGATGTGTTTCTTCCTGATTCTTTTAACAATGTAGATAAAGTTCTTATTACAGACCGTGGGACTTTAGGCGTTCACACTGGAGGATCTGATTGCCCGACATGCAATTCTGCTTTTTGCTTCGGAATGGACAATTTTGTGTTTGATGAAGTTGTGCCTGAAGCATTAATTCAGGGTAATTCTACTACCTTGACTACTGTTCCAGAGATGAGTGTGGGCCTAATGGGTTCATTAAGCATTCTCCTTTTACTACAGAGAAGAAAGTTTTACAGGTAGATAAAACGAAAAGCCCCTCCGAAGAGGGGCTTTTTTATTACTGGTTATAAAGTTCTCGCTCTAGTTTCCTGTAACGAGCATCAGAATGCCAAATCTCATCACTCTGAGGAGTGTAAACTCCCTCCTGAGTCTGAATCGCTTGACCCGCCTTCAGCTTCAAGGAAGACGGCTGATATATGTTTAAACTGTTTGTTTTCGGCAAGGAGCTGCCCCCGCAAGAAGTCAGCACGATCATTGGAGTTGTTGTCGCCAATAGCACGTAACCTTTCAATTTCTTCGATAAGTTCATTTTTCTTTTTATTGTGTTTCTCTGTAATTTCTGAAAACGCCAACTTATTTCTTAAAGCTAGATAAAGCTTCAGACTTTGAGCAAGAGTTTTAATTAAAGAAATCATTACTTTATTATATACACTCTAATACCTGCTTCCACTCCATTTCCCCAATCACAGAAGTTAATTTTGTAATATCTGCTTGAGTGAATTTCTGATACTGTCCTTTTAGTTTTTCTGGCATTGCTATCTGCTTTACTTTCGCCCCAGAGTTTTCTGCCATTTTGTCAGCAATATCTTTAAAAGATACGGAGGTGCCAGTACCAACATTGAAGATGCCAGAATCGTCATGATGAAGCATCCTATAATGAACCTCACAAACGTCCTCAACATGGACGAAGTCTCTGCTGGCTTTTCCTCTAAAAACTTTGATCTCACCATGTTCTTGAACTTGTTTGACGAATTTAGTAATTGGACTTGCTTGATCTCCTTTGTGCTCCTCATGAGGGCCATACACATTGAAATAACGGAATCCTTGATACGGATGCTGCTCATTCAAAAGCCAATTGTCAAACATATATTTACTATAGGCATATGGACTCAAAGGAATGCAAAATTGATCTTCTTCAAAAGTTTCTGCTACACCATAAACAGAAGCACTGCTTGCATATTGGAACTTGATATCCATGTTAGCACACAACTGATAAAGTGTGCCAGAGAAGATGAAATTCTCGTTTAAAATCTTTTTTAAATCAGTTTCAGTAGTGCTTGAGTTAGCACCAAGATGAATAACTGCATCTATGCCGTTCAGAGGAGGGAGAGGACCACCGAACTTGATGTCGTATTCTACGACTTCAATACCCCTTTTAGAAAGGTATGGACACAAGTTTTTGCCTATGAAGCCTTCGCTTCCAGTGACGAGAACTCTTTGCATGATACATTATATCAAAGCTCGTCCTCGTCTTCAACAACAACTTTAATCTCCTCTAAGAATGGATACCCATTTAATAAGTCCTGATGCTCCGCAAATGATTCATCATCCCAACCCCACTCAGAAAACTTCTCTTCATCATCCCAAGCGATAACGTCTTCTGATGCCATGGAACTCACTGGCTTCTTAGACCAAAACTTACAACTCCAATAACGAGGAGTAGTCTTGTCTTTAGCAGAGTCACACTTGTGACGAGCGCGGAAATTACGACGACGATCAGGGTCGTCGCGCTTGATTTCCATATTAGGATCACCGAACTTAACCATGATCACATTGCCAGTCTTTGGGTTTTTGACGTAAACACCAAACTTCTTTTTGCCATCTTTGAGTCGGAACGGCTTATTTAAAGTCTTTTTTTCTCCCTCTGAATAATCAATATCTTCAATATCTTGATCAGATTCAGAAGAAGCGTCAACTTTTACAAAGTCTAAACGAGCAAGAGCAAAATCAAGCTCATCAAAATCAACAAACCCTTTGCCGTCTTCTTCGATGTAATAATCTTCAGAACCTTTTGCGATGTCCTGATCTGCCGCACGGTAAGCTTTTTTAACTTTGCCTCCACGCATCATTTTTAAAAACATATTGACCCTAGCCATCGCCCATTGACCTCTGGTCTTATTAGGACGGTGACTAGAGCTAAATGCTCCCGCACCACGGCGGTATACTTTTTTAAGCTGCGTAAGGGAAACTTTCTTAGAATACTTTTCGTTATGCTCTTTTACCTTGTTTTTAAGAGCCGTAACGACTTTTTCTGAGAAGGTGATTTTCTTTCCATCTTTCCCTGCACTGCCCTTTTTGTTCTTGCTAGAACCTTTTTTGCGCTCACTAGGCTTCGCTGGAGTTTGCGCTCCGCTTTTAGGCCCAGATCGCTTTGCAGACTGAGATTCAAGAAATTCTTTCGCCTCTTTAGAAAAATCGTATTCCATCAAAGGATGTTACACTTCTTTTTCAAAAACTTCTTTATAACTTTGAAGTTTTTCTTCTTCGTTCATATCTTCAAGCTTATTATCAACCTCCTCTTTAACCAAAGTAGAAATTATGTCGATAATTTCAGCGAAAGTTAAGTTGCTTGTTATATGATTTACAAGAGCTTCATGAAGTTCCTGTTCCTGTTCTGGAGACATTACTTCTGCAAAGCTTTGCTTTTATAAATACGAAGGTCAGGATGATTGTCTTTTTCTTTAAACTTGTTTTTAAAGATGACAATCTCAACCTTTTCTCCACCAATCGTTAGGTTCCCTGAGTAAAAGGGCTTATCGCCACCTTTACGCCACAAGGCTCCAATTTCACGGTCAGACCATTCGCTAGATGTATTATTGTTTTCGTTCATAGATTAATATAAGATTTGATCAAGTGTTTCTTATTATGAGGAAGTTTAGTATAGCGTTTTTTGACACGCTTATAAGCTCTTTTCATAATTGGATCTGATTGAAAATTAATCAGACTCCTTAGATATCTTGAAGTAGACCCACTCATTACTTACCAAAAGATACTTTATCAAGGCTTGTCTTAGCAAAGCGACGAACAAGGCCATTATTGCGATCAAACACTTGAATATAGCTTTCGGTCTCACCACGGAATTGAGCATTCAAAGTCTCACCCTGAGAGGTGTGAAGACCAAAAAAACGACCACGAGTTCCGCGAATGACATTAAGTGCAGTTTTTTGCTTACGATTCAGTTTCATAACAGCATTATTGTAAAGATGAATTCAAATCTATCAACTAGAAAGTTTCATTTTGCTCAAATTTATTTTGCGAGTGCTTTTCGTCAACTCTTGGCAAATAAACTTGTTTATTTGATTTTCGAAACGGTCTTGGAAATCAACTAAATTCTTCGAAGAATTCGCAAACTTTTTTAGAAAGTTTAATGTGAATACAACCTCAATATCATTTAACCTCAAATCTTCGTTGATTTTCTGTATCTTATTGTAAAGGATTCTAAAAATATCTTTCTTTCGAACCTCCTTCAATACTAAATTGCAGTCAACCAAGGATAATAATTCTTTAAAAATAGATGAGGTAGGTGAATCCTCTGATGATTTAAAGCCCATTGAAGCTGTATTTTCTACCCCACTTGTCACAAATATTTTAGCATTAGAGAAGTCTGCTAGATCCCCATTGGCCATCTGGAGCTTGCCTTCCTTTAAGATTTGAGCAAATATGGTCTTAACGGAATGATGCAATTTATGAAAGTCATCAATAATAATCACACTATTGGGATGAATGTTAATCTTTTCGCAGAGAGAGGTATTGTTCATTACTTCTGGTAGAATTTTGAACTTAGCAAACTCATCTGAGAAATGAACCCCGCTGTAGTTTAGTACATTTACCCCACTTTTCTCTAATGAATCCTTCAGAGTTGAACAAAAGAAACTTTTCCCGCTAGACTCGACTCCAGTCACACAATAAATGCTTGGGGCAGCACCTTTTTTGTGCATCCCATAGTTAGATAAGGAAATAGATTCAATCAGAGAATCGACGACTAAATTATTGCCAATAAACTTTTGCTTTAAACTTTTGGAAAGGTTAGACAAAATATCTGGCTTTCTTAACGGATTCTCTTTCTTTGAGAAAAAATCTTTGAGGTGATTCATTTTGACATCAGGAACTTTGTCTTCTTTATCTTCTGCCCAGCCTGAAAGCCTTTCTGTTACAAAAGACAATACCGACTCTGTAGAATTTAAGTCTACGCCACTGTCTTTTATTTCTTTTCTCAGATCGCTAAATGTGCCATCTTGTTCCCAATAGGCAACTTTAGCTTGCGCTCCACAATGATCTACAACATCGATAGCCTTATCTGGATAAAATTTGTTTGGGAGATATTTTTCACAAAAATCAATCACATGATCGACAAAGTTTTGGGTATACTTTACATTATGAAAATCCTCATAATAAGAAGTAATAGTAGGCAAGATCTCTTTCATCTGGAACTTAGAGGGTTCCTTGATAATCACCTTTTCAAATCGACGATCTAAAGCACTATCCTTTTTAATTGTGTTTGTATACTCATTAATTGTCGTAGCACCAATGCAACTAATTGTACCCCTAGCAAGTTCTGGCTTGAGGATATTAGAGGCTTCTAGAGAGTTCTCTGTCGTTCCTCCAGCACCAACAAGAGTATGAATTTCATCTATAAATAAGATGATATTTTCATACTTCTTCACTTCATCCACGAACTTTTCCAATCTTTCTTCAAATTGCCCACGATATTGGGTTCCAGCCACCATGCTGGACAAACTAAGAGAATAAATTACTTTATTGGCGATAAGCTCTGGAGATTCCCCGTTTACAATCTTTGAAGCTAAACCTTCAATAAGAGAAGTCTTACCCGTTCCCGCTGGACCAACAAGAATTGCATTTGGCTTCTTCTTTCTACAAAGAATAGTTGCTATCTCTGATATCTTGTCATCAAAGTCTACAATTTTATCGAACTCTTGGCGAGAGGCTTTTAAATTTAAATTCTCTGCAAATTGATCAAGAATTGGATTATCGTCGAACATTCCAATCCAGTTGCTAGTCACATCCATCGATATGTCACTAGGCAATGAAGGCCCAAAGTCTAATTCAAGAGGCTCTTCGTCTTTTATAAAACAAGTGATGGCACTAATTAATTTGTCTACATCATCCTCGTCGAAAATACCAGAGAAAGCCTTCGGAATAAAAGGATCACTCAAGAGGCAAAGTAAGATAGACTCTGTGCTAATGTAGTCTAACGAAAATAACTCTTTTTGAATAAACTCACACTGCTCTAGTAACTTGTTTAAGTTAGTAGAATATCTTCTAGATACAACCTTGTTGGGCTTCTTCTTCTCAATAGTCTTTTGTGAAGCAATTCGTAGAGCTTCTACAGATGAGAAATCTTCAAGAAAATTTTGGCAAGATAAACTTAAGTCGCTAATAAATGAATGAAAAAAGACATCTATATCGACCTTATTCCTCCCAAGATGCTCGTTTAAATCTTGAGCATTTTTTAAAATAGCTTCTAGCTGTGGAGTAAAAGGTAAGTCGTTCATTTCTTATTTAGATCCCTGAGCTTCATCATAATCTTAGTGTCTATGACTCTAGCTGAGTTCACAAAACTACTACCACGCCCTTTGCTTGCATTCAAGATCAAAATGCAGTCTTTGGATATTTTATGATCTTCAAGGAATTCTGAAAGTGTATTTGCCCTAGAGTTATCCATCATCAAGAAGCTAGCAGAGCCTGTGTTGTCAGAACCTCTGATCATCATGTACTTGTTGCCGCTTTGAGAAACTTTTGTAAAAAAATCTTTTACCTGACAAGCAACCTTAAAGTTAGTGTTTTCTGAGATTTCATCAATATCTTTGAGGTAATTCATAGAACCAAACTTATCTTCGAAACAGTCCTTCAAGTCAAAAGAGTAACTGTAACCCAGCAGAGTATTTTCATACCACCAATTAGTAAATTTCTGAAATGGCTTGTTTTTATCGAAGATTTCTTTGTAGTTCTTAAAGTTCTTCTTGAATGTCTCAAACCTAGACTCTTTCATTATTGGGCGACCATCATCAGCTACAGCATTAACTTTAATTACTTCAGATATTGCTTTTAAAATATCATCGCCAAACCTATTTTTAAATAGGATAAAATTCCTCTTCTCTCTATCCGTCAAGATGTTAAAAGCTTGAGCCTCTAAAACCAATCTTGCCCTCTTCTCTGTAGATTCATCCATAGCTCCCGCTTGAATCAAAGCCGCTAACACCGAAATGTTTATGCCACAGTTTTTTGCAGCAGTAAATACATCGTATTTGCTTTCAAATCCATCTGCCCCTTTGAAAGATAAAAGACCTTCTTTTGATTTAGACGAGATACCTTTGATTCCATTTAAACCATATCTAATATCATTACCCTCAATAGAGAAGTCCATCTCTGACTTGAATAAGTTAGGAGGTAGTAGCTTGATGCCAAAGTAATCTAACTCTTGATGAACAGAAGTGACAACTTCAAGAGGTTCTGGATCAAACTCAGAAGACTCAAGCACGGAGAGGAAAAACTCTCTAGGGTGCTTGTATTTCAAATACACTGTTTTTGCAGCTAATTCAGCGTAAGCAAAGCTATGAGACTTATTGAACGAGTAGTCAGCAGAAGCTTGTAGCGCAGTCCAGTAGAAGTCGCTAATCTGGCTATCCAAACCTAACTCTTCTGCCGCTTCATAAATCCTATCTTTCCATTTCGGCATCTCATCCACTTTTTTCTTACCAACAATGCGACGAAGAGTTTCCGCTTCTTCTAGAGTCAAGCCAAAAACCTTATTGGCAATTTGCATCAACTGCTCCTGATACAAAATAACATTTTTAGACCAAGACAAAATCTCATCCAAATCTTCATGAAGATTCCTTGATTGAGGAGCTTTTTTCTGTCGAACGTATTCTTCTACAAATTGTAAAGCCCCCGGACGCGCAAGAGCAACAACATCAGAAAGTTCATTTAGATTCTCTGGCTTAACTTCTTGGCAAACCCTGAAGTTAGTATCCGCAGAAATTTGGAACAAACCCTCTGGATGATTATAGCTTTGAAGCTTCTCATATATGAATGGGTCATTAGGATCAATGTCATCAATATCAATTCCAATCTTATCACAAGTCCTGTGTGCAATTGTCAATGTCCTAAGACCTAGAATATCAAACTTTACCATGAGATCAGCAACATCATGCATGTTGTAACCTGTCACCAAGTCTCCATCTTTAGTCTTCTGAAGAGGCACGACATCTCCAATTGATTGGGAACAAATAGCAATACCAGATGGATGAACTCCTGTGTTTTTAATCAGATTCTCAATCCTTTTGGCATTCACAAAAGTTCTATTATGTTTCTTTGCCCAAGAATCAAACTTTTCATTTTCTTTCCTAGCATTCTCTAAAGAAGAAACCTTCCCGTGAAGTTTCGGAATCATATCGCTAACTGCATTAGCTTCTACTTCTTTTGCTTCATCGAAATATTTTGTTGCTTCTCTAATGCAAAGTTTAGAACTAAAAGTATTAAAGGTTAAAATCTTAGCAGTTCTACCTTTGTGTTTTTCTTCGATGTATTGAATCACTTTTTGTCTTTGCTCATAACTGATGTCCGAATCAACATCAGGGAGCAAGCTACCAACAAGAAACTCTTTATTACGTTTATCGTAAACCTTCTTTGCACGGCTCTTTGAAACAAAACGCTCAAAGAACAAATTGTGAGGAATGGGGTCAATATTAGTCACTCCAAGCAAGTAGAGGACCAGAGAGCCAGCAGCAGACCCTCGACCCGCTCCAGTAGGAATCCCGTTTTCATGGCAGAAGTTCAACACATCCCAGTTCAATAAAATATAATCTGTGAAACCAAGCTCTTCAAAAGTTTCTAACTCTTGGAGAGTCCTGTCGTAGTATTCTTTTTTATTGCTATACTTTGTAATACCCTTGTCTCGCAAGCCTTTACGAGCAAGCTCGTACATAATTTCCTTAGTTGAGCTTTGTTTACTTAGACCAATACTATTCAAAACCGATTCACTGACCGAAGTTTTTGGTAACTCCACTCCAATTGGCTCGCAATCATCATAAACAGAACAATCTCCAAACATTACAAATTCATTTCCTTTCTAAGTGCTGAAAAAACTTTGAAGCACATTTTATTATCATACAGTGCGTCATGGAGTTTTTCTTCTTCAAATTCTATACCAAAAAATTTCAACAACTGATTTTGAGAAACTCTTGCCTTCAAAGACCTGTCATGAATTATTTTATACTGCCAGCTTAACAAATCTTTACTAGGTTTGTCTAAATCTTCTCTGTAAGCTTTTCCTAAAGCTCTAGTGTCATAGATGCGCTCAAGATAAGAATAATCTGGGGTTTCACCAAGCAGTCTTTGCATCCCAGCTACCATATAGACATCAAAGCCAAGCAAGTTTTGACCAACAACCTTGTATTCTGGATTGAATAGATCGGCTTTAAAATCAGCCCAAACCTTCTTCAAAGGTTCTTTCCTTTCGTTATATTTGTCCCAAGTAAAACCTGTTAAACGCTCCACCGTCTTGCTGATTTGCAGGTCTTTGTGGTTGATGTATCTATCATTCTCTTTGATAACCCTATTGCCTTGGCAGATTAACCATGAAACCTGCCAAGTCCTAGAAGAGTGAAGATTTAGACCTTCAGTCTCAGTATCGAAAACTAAATATTTTTGATTATGTGGTAGCATCTTTGTATGACTCCCAGCAGAACTCGTCTGAACAGAAGTGATTTAAGTTTGGATTTTGGAATGTTGGAGACTTGCCCCCAGATCTATTACAAGAAGCCTTATACATCTGCAAAGCAGCAAACTCCTCTTTGTTGTGGTGCAATATTGTTTTAACATTATGAGTCTTCACATCAAGACTTTTAATAACAGACTTGATTTGAAAATCAAATGGATGATTGTTATCTTCAATGAAATAGATGGGATCTAAGTGATCAATATCAATGTGAGATAGTCCAAAATAAAATAAATTATTAAAGATGTATGAGTCGTAAAATGGGACGCATACTTCAAGGTTCTCAAAGTCCTCCTTAGTATAATCAGATAAGACTAAAGAGTTTTGGCTGTTCAAAGACGCTGTAGAAGACATTCTCTTCAAGTCTCGTATGCCATCATTGTTTTTGGCAAAAAGAGCTAACTTGCTAGGCTTTTCACCATAATCTCCCCCAGTGTTAATTACTGATATTTTTAATCCGAAAACAAACGGCATGTCTTCTTCTTGGAAGAGCTTGTTAAAAACTCTGAAGCCATAAAAATTATCCTCTAGTAAGACGACTCTTTCAAGCTGGTTGATTTTAGCTATGTCGAGTATCTTCTCTGCTGTGAGAATAGACTTTCCTATACTGAACTGACTCTTAAAAAGAGGGGTCATGACTAGATCTTAGATAAGATCTATCGACTTGTCAAACGAAAAGGCTGGGCAACCCGCATATTTTTTCTTCTCAATCTTTACCCCTTTCCCTTCGTCAAGCATTTCTTGCAAGTCCTCCTTAACGTAAGACGACTTGATAAACTTATCATCTTCTCCAAGCAAGTGGTAATAGTCAAATGGAAACTTAAATGGACAATGCCACATCAAATCTCCGTTCTTTTTTAATTGACCAACATGTGTTGCTCTACCACAAACAATCTTACCCGCAAATCCTTCCTCTTTGGCTGGATAGCCCTTATCCCAAGCGAGACCGCTCTTGGCTGTAGTTTCAGAGAAGTTGTTGATCACCTGCTGGACATCAGTCAGGAAATATTCAAAGCCCTCTAGGTCTAATTCGTCCAATGGCTCCATCTCTAAATAACCTTCTCCCTCAAGGTCAAATTTTAAGAATAAAAATTCCATCTTGCGTTTAAGGTATTCTGGATACAGATATTTTACAGCAAGGCAATACATATAGTCTTGCATGTTATCAGAATACTCTTTACCTTCAAAAATACTCTTAGACGTTTTGAAATCTCTAATGATCGCAGTCTTCTTTCTCTTAAACAAGAAGAGCTTATCAATAAAGCCTAAAATCCTATAGTTCTTATCTCCGTCATCTACAGAGATGTCAAAATCTTTCTCAGAAATAGATTCAGTTGGCTTACCTTCAGTATCACCGAAGAAATCAAAATTTAGACCCTCAACTGTCATCTTGTTGATTAGATCCATATTTTCAAAATCATCTATCTCATACTTCTTCGCATAAGCTTCTACCATTCTTTTGATGGGAGGGCTAGCGTTTATGTCTTGAGCTTTTATGATGGCTCTATAATGCTTCTTGTGGCGAGGATTACCTAGATTCTCAAATACTGCGTGACAGATAGTACCACGAAGAGACCCGTGATTAGATTTATCTGGCAATCTTAGATGATACTTGGCCCAATATTGCCAAGTGCAAGTTTGCATCGTTTTGATCCGTGATGCAGATAGAGGCTTATTTTCAGATTTCTCCATAATGGAAGTCGTATTTCTTTTCGAACTTCCTTAGATTAGAAGCGAAAGCTTTATTAACGCCACGCTTATCCATTTCTTTGGCGAAATCAATAACAGTAGCCATTGATTCATTATGTTCAATACCCCCACAATATTCAACATATTTATTAATCTGATCTACTGTCATATCTCCAAAGTCATTCTCTGGAGGAGGGGAGAAGAATATCTTTTCAAAATCAATCTGTTCACAAAGCTTGAATATCGACTTGATAGAACCCTCAAAGCCTCTATTGGATTCTGAGTTGAAATCGTTATTAAAAGCAATAAAAATTTTATCTAGAGGCAAACCATGAAGCTTAGATATAAACTTGGGTGAAATATTCAACCCAAAAGAGACAAGCACGTTTTTAACCCCAGCATCGAACAGAGAAATGCAATCTCCAATAGACTCCACCACATAAACACAACGATGCTCTTCAATCGCAGAAGAAACATCATCAATCGTGTAGTATGGATAAAACCAGTCAGAACAACGCCCATTGTGAAGCCACTTAGGTCTGGGGTCATTTGTCACCTTTCTCCCTGAAAACCCGTGTATCTTACCGTCAGAGCGAACAACAGGAAATATGACTCGCTGATACATTTTACCAGACATAGCCAAGCCACACTTGAACTTTTTTAAAGTGTCTTCTGATATGCCTCTCTCAAAATAAAAATCATAATGAGGCAAAAGTCTATTCAAGCAAGAATCTGGATATGTCTTCTCTTCACTCAAAAGGTGTTTTTTCTTAGTGCGTTCATATATGTTTACACTATCCCTCTTCAAATAAGAGTTTAAAACACCCTTGTCATTAGTATTAAGAGTTTTTTGCAGCAAGGCTTCAAATGGAAGAAACATCGAATCTTCGACATAATCTTTCCAAACTCCAGTGTCTTTATAGATTTGTAATGCAGTAGAGTTGTCTCCAGACCTATACACAGCACTGGTTCTCCAATATGAACCGTGGTCCTTCAATCTGTAGCCCAAATCCTCTAAGATGGCCCTATAATCGCTCATTCTGAAAGAACAATTGGAATATCATTAGCCTCATCACTAGTCTCCAAAGAAACATCAACGTTGTTGGCTGAATTCACAATATCTTGAAGATCTCCCCTCTCCTCAACCCTAAAATTTTCAATATTTAAGTTAATGAAATTCTTTCGATTAGAGCCATCTGGCATTTCGACAGGATTGATTGCACGAAGAGCTTCTTTGCCCAAGTGTCTAGCCTTGAGGTTCACTAGCTTGTGAGTTCCAAAGCGATCTCCATCTTCATGAATCTCGTCTGGAATCTTTCTTCTCAATAAAAATAAGTGGGAGCAAAACTGAGTGATCCCATCAGACAGAGAAACAACGCTCTCATCATCAACGATTGAATCTGCTCCCCTGTTCCCAGTGATGCCAAGACGGTTCGCTTGAACTGATGTCATCATTGAGACGCAAGGCTTACCGTCAAAGCACAAGTCCCTGTGAATAGTTTGTTTAAACAAGTGGACCATGGAAGCAACTTGTTGCCAACCATCATTTTTGCCAAGGTTATTGAAGTCTGTTTTAATGTAATCAAAACTGAAGATCATCTTGTTCCCTCTTCCAACTTTAGAGTAATAAAACCTCTTCAGGTAAGAACACATCTCTTCAGCAGACATACCAGCAACATTTTCATAATAAAATTTCATGTTGCCAGACTTAATCTGATCCCAAGCATTCCGAACTTTTTGAGTAACCTCTTCAGAAGTCCAATCTTTATAACTTGATGTCCTCCACTTACCACTTTGCAAGAGATAAATTGGTATGCCTGTCATCGCAGAACACTGACGAAGAGTCAACTCCTCTTCACTCATCTCTCCGTTGTCGAAATGTAAAACTGGTATGTTATATTTAGAAGCAGTTCTAGTAGTGTAGTCCATACAGAATTGAGTTTTACCAACTCCAGAACGAGCTACAATAACAGAAATGTTACCTTCTAAAAGAAGTGATCCATAAATTTCATTAATGCGTTGGTGCGGACCCATTAAGCCAGTTTCTTCTATAGGGTTGTTTCCCCTATCTTCAACCAACTCTTCCATAATATCGAACAAGTTGATTGGCCCTTCGTCATTAAACTCAAACTCTTTTATGTTCTTGTTGTAGATCTCATCTGATTTGTCGATGATCTCAGAATACTTAAGGTTTGGGTCTACTTTCTTGACATAAGTTGCAACGTCTTTCGCGGCACGATATATCTCCCTGCGAGCAGAAAACTTCTTTAACTCCCTTACTGAAGAAATAAAGATGTCTTCTGTTATCTTGTGGTAAACTAAAGACCTTATGTACTCTGGGAGATCAATACTGTCTGGAAAGCTAACCTTAAGTTGCTCTAACCTTGGGATAAGGATAGTGTCATCTATTGTCTCTGCATTATTAAGAGCATTGCGAATCAACTTAAAGATAGAAAGATTTACTACAGAATCTTCACTGAAGAAATCTTTTTCATTTAAAAAAACAGAAACTTCAGCCCACTTGTGCGGGTGCTGGAGCAGACCTTTTAATACGGTCTTTTCTAGGTCCAAACTTGCTATCATTGATCAGCCTCCTGTTGGATGGAGATTTCTACCAACTTAGTAAGAGCCATATCAACACAGGTATTGTCTGTCTTGGTCGCGAAAGTGGGTTGTCCCATGTCGTTGATGTAATACAAGAAAAAACCTTTATTTCCTCCGCTTGGAGAACCAGTGCAGTCGAAGAGTTTAGTTAGAATGCTTTTTGGTAAGGTATTATCCGTTTTGTCGAAAAGGTTCATATTAAGTCTAACTTGTTAAGTAGCTCTTCATTAAGAGTATCTCGTTCCAGTATTCTTACAAGCCTAATTTGGTTAATCTCGCAAAAATATTCCTTCTTCTCGTCTCTCTGCAATTGTGAGAGGAAGTTCTGCCTAGAATTTGAATGGAAGAACTTGTTGTATTTGTAGTGCTGATTGCCATCGACCTCTACTGCAAGCTTCTTGTTTGCGTTGTAAAAGTCTAGAGTCATTCTTGTCCCAAGAACAGGAAGTTCCTCAAAAACTACGTCAGCAATCCAATGTGGATATAAAAGATCTTTTACTCTTTTTTGGATTTTGCTGCGACACTTCTTGTCCCAGTCGATCAGATATTTTGAAGAATTTTTAAGCTTCTGTTCACGACCAGTTGTCGTTAAAAAGATCATACAAAAATATTCTCAGCAATAAACAAGTGCATCCCTTTTGTGATGTCTTCATTGTTTTCAAGGAGGTCATACAGGGCTTTCATCCCCTGATACTTTTCTTGAACTTCAATGCCCCTGTCGGCAAGATACTTAATAAGCTCCTCGTCAATCTTAAACCAAGAAGCAGACTTCTCAATATAGTTCCACATCAGAAGCATTTCAATAATCTCACGTTCAATCCAAATAGACTTGCCGTCAGAACGGCCATGTTTAATTGGGTAACGAATCCGCATCCCAGTGCTTTCGTTCGTAGACTTTTGAATATGAACTTTAGCATAATGCCCTATGATAGAATTCTCTGGGCTTGGCTTGGCCTTTGGATCTTGCAAGATTAGATCTTTTTGATTTCTTTTCTCAAAGTTAATAATCCAGTCTGGATAATGGAGAGCTGCATTGCCACCGCTAGAATTGGTTTGGTTGTTTGGATCACTAGTAGCATATTGACTCGTCTTAATAGTTGACCGAACCTGAGAGATCATAATGCACATGTGACCAAATTTACCCATCCCAAGACTAACCCGCTTTAAGAAATCAGAAGTTAGAGCTGCACCCGCCGCGACTTTTGCTGCGTCACTGGTGGTCTTTTCTAAATCAGATTTAGGAAGCAAGCCATCCATACTGTCGATGACAATGCAAAATTTTTCTTTGTCTGGATTATTCTTTAGTAGTTCTCTAAGGCCATCAAAAACCGTATCATAAATGTGGCACTCCCAAACAAGGCAAGTACCTAACTCCCAGTCTTCTGGATCGCTTACAAACTTCAAACCAGAACGTTTCTGAATATCTGACGACAAACGTCCTTCTGCTTTAATGTAGAGACCCTTTGTCTTTTCCACGGTCTCAAGCATGTTTTTCATCACATGGAGAGCTTCATTTGTTTTGCCCCCTTCGTTACATCCAATGAAACGATGTAATCCAGCACCAAGTCCATTACCTACAAACTGGTCTAAAATTAGAGAACCAGTTGAAACTAAATAAGACTTTGCAGTCTCTTCGTAATTGTAGTGGAAGTCTTTATTACTCTTAAAGAACTTGGACATGAATTCCGAAGTGCCAATTTTTTCTTTTGTACTTTTCTTACTCATCTAAAAAATCTCTCAGGGTTTTTCTTTTTTCGATCAACCTATCTTCTCCTGTTTTGACCCCATGGTCAACTATTTTTTCAGAGTTTTTTGGCTTATAGTGGAATTCTTTATGCTTCTTGTCTAAATAAGACAACCCGTCTTTAGTCAGAAAATACTTTATTGAGCCATCAAGCTTAAAAGGAGGTTTGACTTTTAGTAAGAAGTCTATGTCATTTTTAAAACGCTTAAAAATCTTTGTGGCCGTTATCATGTCTAGCTTATAATCGGAGGATGCTCCGTCATTAAGCATGTTCCTTATAAACTGTCGCCGCTCTTTAAAGAAAGAGGATTTCTTTACTGGTCTCTTATAATCCTTAAAGCTAAACCCGCACTCACATTCATGAGAACGGGTAGAGCATAAAGAAGAGCATTTAGGGCATTGCCTTTTACCTCTTGGCATAGACAAAAGCTATGAGCTTATTTATTTTTGTCAAGCTCTTTTATCCAATATGAAACCATATCTGCAACCAATGCTTGGAAGTCATATTCTGGCTTCCAATTTAGAGTCTTTCTAGCTCTAGAAGAATCTCCTTTTAATTTTTTTAATTCTTCTGGTCTGAAAAACTTTGGATCTGTTTCAACATAATCATTGTAATCTAAATTGACATGCTTAAATGCCTCATTACAAAAATCTCTTACAGAGTGCGTCTCCATAGAAGAAATAATAAAATCTTCTGGTTCATGATGCTGCAAGATTAAATGCATTGCCTTAACATAATCTTTTGAGTGACCCCAGTCTCTATAAGAATCCAAATTTCCTAAAACAAGCTTATCTTGTAATCCAAGGTGAATTGCGGCAACAGCTTTGGCGATTTTCGCAGTGACAAAATTTTCACCACGCCTTGGCGATTCATGATTAAATAAAATACCATTTGAGGCGAAAAGATTATAAGAGTTTCTGTAATTACGAACAATACAATGGGCAGCTAACTTAGAACAGCCATAGGGACTAACTGGTTTCATCTGAGTCGTCTCTCTCTGAAATCCATCCTCGTTAATTTCATTACCAAACATCTCAGAAGAACTTGCTTGATAGAACCTCGACTCTGGGCAAGAAAACCTATATGCTTCAAGCATGTTCAGGGTGCCGATCATATTAGTTTGGAGGGTGAATTGTGGGACATCAAAGCTAACACGAACATGACTTTGAGCTGCCAAATTATAAATTTCATCTGGTCTAATTAAAGCCATCAATCTATTAATCGATGAATTGTCTAGGAGATCTGCATAATCAGTTTTAACTAACCCTTTGCTAACAAGGTGATCAATTCTTGTCTCTTGAGTGCTGGCCATAGAATGTCTACGAACAAATCCGTAAACCTCGTAATCTTTTGCTAAAAGCAATTCTGCCAAATAACTTCCGTCTTGACCTGAGATGCCAGTAATGAGAGCTTTTTTCTTTTTCATTATTAATTTCTAGTATTATAGAAATACTTTCATTTTTGTCAAGTCTGGCCAATCATTTATAATCCATTTTTTTGGCTCTGTATTAATTGCTTCTTCTAATTTATCCAAACCTATTTGAGCTGTCTCAGGAGTCATATAATAATGATATCCGAAACTAGATATATCCTGATCTCTCCAAGGAACATCTGGCAACCTTCCATCATAAGACATTTTCTTTAAATCTTCGGCAGCTTGTTTGTTATCAGTTAAAATCATACCCCCTCTTCCAAGGCTAAGATGTTTTTGAAATTGAAAACTTAAACACATGAATGTATTCGGAATATAACTATCTTCGCGCCAAAGAACTGCCGCATCAGCAATATTCGTCCCTTCAATAAAATAGTAATCTTGCCAAGATTCTTCTTTCCACTTAAGTGGAATTCCTAATTTATTAGCTAAAAAAGGAACTGAAATATAAGTTCTCTTAGGAACGCAAAGTTCTTGAATGTTTTGCATTCTCAAACAAAGTTCCAAGCCATGCGTACAGCTATCTACAGCTACAGCATACTTAGCTCCAAAAAACTTAGCTACCTTATTCTCAAAGTCTTTTACTTGTTTCACCCTAAGCTTTTATTTTTAAGAAGAATGTTGTGTCCATGTCTAGATACAAACTCAAAATTATCTAAGGTTTCAAGAATCCAACGTTCATTTACTTGACCTTCCCAAAGCTCAGTATCAAAACACTCTGTATAAAAAAATCTAGTTTGGCTTTTGAGCGTATTAATTGCACCCAGAATCATTTCTTCTTCTGCTCCATTGACATCGCACCAAATAAAATCAATGATCTTATCATTAATATTTTCTTGTGCCCAAGTATCTAATTTGACACATTTAACTTGGTCTGGATCGTTTTTAAATGAAACAGTAGGGTAATTTTTTAAATGATTCAGTGGTTTCTTGAGAGAACTTGATAAAGACCACTCTCTGCCAGCATTATTTAAACTTGGGTACCAATCAATATAACCGTCTTTATTACCAACAGCCCTTTCAACCAAGGTAATTTGATCTGGATGGTTCAACCTTTTGAAATGTTCAATAGATTTTGGATCAGCTTCAAAAGCATAAATCTCTGATTCTGTCATACATTGCAACATTCCAAGACTATCTTGACCGTCATAAGACCCAACCTCTAAAATTAAAGGATTATTCTTGCCTAATAAATTTGTAATTTTGTTTTTTGTTAATTCACTCATTTAATCTTTTCTATTTCTATGACCCCCATGAAGATGGAAAAAACCATCATGTTGTGAAAAGTCTAGATGTTTAATTTTTTCATAATATTCGTTCATCTTTTCAAGTCTTTGTATAGCCAAGTTTTTATTCAATTTATCCGGTGCAATGGCGAATTCAATTTTCGATACAATATCTTCTAAAGAATAGTCTTGCGTTTCATTCAAGTCTTCAAATTGAAAAATAAATACATTTTTATACATATGATATTTCGGATCAATAAATCTATTCAAGTCCTTCCTTTCAGAACAAAAAAATGTTAATTTATATTTATCTGAATACTTTTTAGTAAGACTGTCAATATCTGTATTATGAGTAACTGTGATCAAATTTTCTTCAATAGTGTTATCATCTAAAATAACTACAGGATGATGTGGCCTAAATAAACCTAAAATACAATTATTTAAAACTGTACTTGCAGTTCTAGGAGGAGATGCACAAATTATTCTTGGTTGCCTTTTCATTTTTTACACTCTACATTTAGGCTAATTAAAGTGCCATTATCTTTGTCCATGTGAGGCAAATAAGCTTGAGAGCAATCATCGATATGAGCATGGTCTGTATTTCTCCAGTTATAACGGTTAACAGAATTAAAACCAGTCTCTTCAAGAATCATTTTAATTGAATCAAAATCATAAACTGTTTTGTGGTAAATTGTTTTATCAGACATTTTCATTTTCCCATATAAAGGACCAAGGAATCTGTCTAAGGGGTATTCTCCATCTTGATACAATCTAGACATCACATCAAAATCTGGAACAGCTAAACGAAGCACTCCATTTTTTTTAAGGACTCTATTCCATTCAAGCAAAACTTCTAAAACCTCTTGTCTGTCAAAATACTCCAAAACGTGAGAAGCGTAGATGACATCTACAGAGTTCGATTCCCAACGCAAATTCGTAATAGAATTAAATTTGTAATCTAAATGATCATAATCACCAGAATCAATATGAATCCAATCTTCACCAAAATTAGTGGAACCACAACCTAGATTTAATTTAATCATTGATAAAAGTCTTGTCTTTAGCTTGTCCCATATATGGCCCAGTCTTTATTTCATAAACTAATGCGCCTTGTTCAAGAGCCTGATAGTTATGGCCTCCCCTAAAGGTGATAGTCGCATCACCTGCTTCTAAAATATTTTCTTCTAAAAGATTGTCTTCTTCATCGTAATGAAATGTTTTTACTTTTCCTTTGACTACAATCCAACACTCTTGAGTGATATCTGTCTCTCTAGGAAGTGTTAAATGCTTATGCCCTCTAAATTTATGATTCTCTGGAATTTTAATCGCAGCAAGTTGCAAAAATTCAGACTCATCAGAGATATCTTCACGGAAGTCTAATTCTTTTAATTCTGACAACCTGTAAATAATGTGCAGAACATCTCCATCTTTATTTTTAATCTCATTCATAAGCCAATCCAATCATCTGGGAAAATATCAATATCCTTACCTTTAAACCAATTATTAGGATAAACCACCGTTTTATCAACATTTTTATTTAAAAAAGCAGACCACCAAGAAAAAGTAGAATTTGCAATGATGTTGCTAGAACAAATCGACATACAGTATAAATCTATAAATGCATCATATTGAGTGGGGAAACAAGTACAATTTTCTGTATTAAATTTTTGTTTAATCCACTCAGGATCATCTGAAAAAACTAAAAAGCTGCTATTGGGGAAAAGGTCCATAGCCTTATTAAAATAACTCATATCTTGAACTGGATGTTGATCTATCTTTAAATAATCTCCTCTTCTTACATGTATTGAAACAAATTCAGAAGGATCAATATTTAGCTCTTCTAAAAGAAAGTTTGATTCTTTAATAACCTTCTTATTGAACTCAATACCCTTATCGTCTTCAAGGTTAAAATATTTTTTATTTTGGAAATATCCTGTAAAATTAGTAAAATCTTTAACTGAAAAAACAGACTGATCAAACAGATTGTCTTGATGTTCTCTATAGATATACTGTAAATATTTACTGACTTCTTCTACGGGTTGTTTCTCAATAGAAATATTAAACCCAGATTCAAGCTGTTGTATTCTTTGTCCAGAATGATGCATGAATTCTTGAGATACTGGATATACGGGCTTATGTCCTGTTCTGTCAGCTACAGTAAGTAAAAAATAATAATTAAACAAAGCATTGCCAATAGCTCTATTCGAAATGTCTAAACAAGTTATCATACTAAATATCTAAAAATGATTTTTTAATAACACTATCTCTTTGAGAAAATTTTTCATCGATATCTGAATAATTGTCATACTGAGAAGCATAGATAAATTTTGGACAAAAGAAATTATGATTAAAACCTTGAAACTTTAACCAATGATCATAACAAATGTTATTTTTTTGCCATTCCATCCAAGTGTTTACATCATAAGTTTTAGGGAAAAGTTTTTCACTTAATAATTTAGCAAATTCTAAAGAATAAGTAATAGCATGAGCGCACCCAGCCGAATTCACTTTGTACAAATTATCTGAATAATCTTCAATGCTTTTCTTTTCTGGGTTTGGAATATAGACAGACCCACTCTGTTGTAAAACACAACCCCAATATAACAAATCAAAATCTTCTGGTAAAGAATTGTAAGAAGAAATAAAATCTTTTGTTTTTGATTCGTCAAAAACTACGTCATCTTCAAAAATAGTAAATTTGCTGTGGCCATCACGCACGGCTCTTCTTATTGCTTTCGCGTGAGAAGCAGAACAAGCAGCTTTATTATAATAAACGTTTTGTGCTTTAAATTTTATCGCTTCTATTCTTTCGCAGCCGTCAGAAAAGAAATCGCGAACTTTTTCAAATTGGTTTGAAAAACTTTGCAATCTATCTTTCCTAGATTTGAGGTTAATATAATAAGATTTCATTAACTTGTCCACAATCTTTTATGACAATAGTTTCAATATGTTCTTTTGAATTGAAATCAAAAACAAATATTTTCCCATCAACATCTTTATGACGTTCTGCTCTAGGTGCTTTTTCAGAAAGCCCTACATAAAGCTTACCATCTTCAAGAGCCATGCCTCTAACTAAACCTTCAGATTCAATGTTGATACTGTCTCCATCAACAGAAGCGACTCTTGAATTAAAAGAATCACAATACCAAAATGTATTATTATAATATTGGATTGTATGACAATGTTCACCAAGATTACTAAAAAATCGAAATGCCCTCTTAATTTTAGGACTAAATAGATGAATACAAGAAGAGTCGCTAAAATTATCTCTATGAGACATTATAAATAAAAGATCTCCAATTTGCTTAATACTATTCATATGTGGATTTTTATTGCCGATAGTATTTCTAAAAATTTTTTCAACCTGCATTGACTTTAAATCAACTTGAATAATATCATTACTTTTGGTTGATAAAATATAAATTTTGTCGTTGTAAATTTCCAAACCATGTGCGTCTACACAAGTCGGGGTATCAATTTTGCCAACTAGATTATATTCTTTGTCTAAAACAACAACGTCTTTTGATTCCCTCCTGACTGCATATATGAAACCATCTTTATCTTTAGATAATCCAAAATACGGACCACTACCTTGTAAAATAAATTTATTTTGATTTAAGTCGTAAAGACCCTTTGAAGTCGAGATAATCATAATTTGAAAGTTTTTTTGTTTGAACTATTGTAAGGGAATATTGAAGAAATTCTATTTTCTAGAATATTTTTTAAACCAATCGCAAAATATTGAGGATCAGAATAAAGTGGTAATCCTCTTTCTTGGAATGGTAGCCACCTTGCTTTAATCATTGGATGAGTAGATCCTACTTGAGAATAATAATCTGCTGTTTCAATAGTTGGGACTCCATTTGCATAAGCGATATACTTAAAACCAGAATCAATAGTTACAAAAGCTTTAGCTCCCATTACGGTAATACATGCTTTATCAATACTAGAGCAAACTATTTTAACTTTATCCAAAACATCAGAGTAACGCTCTTTTTCTTTTTCTGTACAAATCGCGACTAGCTTATTGCCAGTATCATAAAGAGAGTTGACCAGTTTGGTGATATAATCCTTCTTAAGATTTTTTGGCTCCCATAAATTATGAGTCAAATGCAAACAAACATAATCTCCTTTTTGGACTGTTATTTCTGGCTTGGGGAAATAATAGAATCTACTCAACCAATCAAAATCATAAGTCGTCCATTTCATTTTGTCGATGTGTAGATCATAAAAGAAATCATAATCACTTTTACTAACCTCGCTCCATAAACAATATCTGTCAGACATGCTTGGATAAAATCCCTCTAAAACATCTAGTTGATAAGTCTCTCCCCTATCATTATCAAATGCAAAAGTAATATGGCAATCAGAATGGTATTCTCTAATTGCTGGGATAAATCTATTAGATAAAAGACAATCTCCTAAACCACCCTCTACCCTAACAAGTACTTTAGATTGTGTCATAAAGGTCGTTCTGCTTCTCTTGCTTCTGAATGTCTTTTACATGAAGAATGCAAAAATGCTCAATAGGAGAATTAGATAATCTAGCTTGATTATTCGCTCCCACTAAAACCTCATGAACTTTATTTTGCCACTTAACATGACCTTTTGTAGAAACGAAACGAGACTGAAAATCAGGGAATCCTTCCCAACCCATTTCATTAATTTGCCAATTATATTTTTTGATGTGTTCTTCTGTCGCCCCGCGAACTACATTAATTCTTGGAATCCAAAGCAGATCAATATCTCCTTTTTGAACAACTGTCCTTAATGCATTCAATAATGATGGTGGAATTTGTTCGTCAGCATCAATCTGCATCAAATAATCTTTTGTAGACAAGTCGAACAAAGTATTTTTAAAAGCAGAGAAGTCTTTCTGAAAGTCAAAATAGTTTACTTTTAACCCGCAAAGCTCACAGAAATCTTCGATCTCTTTTGTTATCTTATTCTGATCTGCCAAGATGACAATCTCCTCATCTGGTAAAACATACGGTTCAAGTGAATTAATTAATCTTTTAAATTCAAAGAACTCATCTGCTACTGTAATTGCATAAGTGATCATAAAAAACTCCTTCTAGGCAAGCACGGCCTAGAAGGAGCGATACAAGTCACTTCAAAGCGTTACTTAACTTCAATCATTATATCTTTTTTCTCCTCTTTTTCTAGAGGTATTTTGACTCTCAGTAGGCCATTTTTGTATTCTGCCTGAATGGAGTCCTTATCAACGTTCTGATGCAAGGTGAAGTGCTTCTTGACAGATCGTCGAGATATTTTTTTATGGTAGAACTCAGCATCATCATCTTTTTGCTGAGATCCCGCCTCAATCTTCAAGGTCTGGCCAGATACAGAAACAGAAATATCTTCCTGATCTAATCCCACTAATGCAAACTCAAGAATGAAATTATCATCCTTGTCTTTATACGCATCATAAGGTTCTGAGCCTGAATACAGTGGAGCATTAGCTTGATTAGCTAACAACTGCATACGCTTAAAGATATCTCCCTCAAAAACCAAGGGAGCCAACATTTTGTTTATCATCATTGTCATACTACTATTTTTAGTTAGTTTTTTGTTTTTCTAGCCCCATTTGGGTGCTGGAAATTCTCAGACAATGCAGATATACTAAATCAATCTTCGTCGAATTGCGCTTCGTCGATACGATCTAGTATAAATGCTATTGTTTCGTCGAGTTCTACCTCGTCTGTAAAATTAATTTCTGGTTCGGTCATAGTGCATGTATATACACAAAACCAAACCTTGGGGAAATTCATCCTTCACAAGATTTACATTCCATCATTGATCTTGCCAATTCTTGGCTAGGATTAGCACTCCTCTGATAATAAAAGCCCTTGATTCCATTCTCCCAGCCATAAATTAAAAGTTGATTAACATCTTTTGCAGGAGCTTTCGGAGCAACCATGATATTCAAAGATTGACCTTGATCAATGTATTTCTGTCTTTGGGCCGCTTGAATGACAATTTCTTTCTGGGAGATCTCCCCAAAAGTTTTGAATACTTCTTTTTCTTCTACTGAGAGGAAAGGTAAATGTAGCACTGAGCCGCCTTTTTCTAGTATACTCATCCAAACATCATTATTATCTTTGCCTTTCTCAGCCAAAAGATCTTTAAGATAGGGGTTTCTAAAGGTGAATTTACCTTTAGCCAGATCTTTAGTAAAGTAATTCCCATTGAGAGGTTCAATAGATGGAGAAACCTGACCTAAGATAAATGAGCTACTGGTAGTTGGAGCGATAGCTAAAGTGGTAGTATTTCTACGAGCATAGCCTTTACAATACAAAGGCTCACCCAAACCATCTGCTAATTCTGCTGTAGCTTTATCCGCACGATCACGGATAGTTTTCCAGATAGAACTATTGCGTAGTTTGGCCTCCATACTCTCAAAGCTAATCATCTTGCTTTGAAGATATGAATGCCACCCAAGGACGCCCATACCTAAAGCCCTGTGGCGTTTTGCAAAATTATGAGAAGCCTCCATGAAAGGCATATTGCTTGTTTTTAGAATATACTCTTCCATCACTGCATCTAAAAACATTACCAGAGTTTCAATGGCATCTGTTCCTTCAATCTCATCCCACCTGACAAGATTCAAAGACGAAAGACAACAAACAAAAGACTCATCTTCTTTAGACGGCAGACTAATCTCGTTACAAAGATTAGAAGCGTAAATCTTCATGCCTTTATCTCTGTAACAATCAGGGGCATTTTTATTAGCTGTATCTTGGAAGAAGATATACGGATATCCAGTCTCAAAACGTTTTTTGATTACAGAAGCCCAAATCTGACGCTTATCAGAATCACCCTTAATCATTGATTCCATCCATTCGTCCGTAATAGTTACAGCGAAAGACATATCTTGAATTGCATTACCTTCACTCTTGATGCGGAGAAACTCTTTTACATCAGGATGTTCAATAGGAAGGTAAGCGGCGAAAGAACCACGACGAACATTACCTTGAGAAACAACAGCGGCAACTTTATCAAACAATTCCATGAAGTGAACTGCTCCAGATGACTGACCACCAGAGTTTATTTCTGCCCCACGTTCACGAAGATCACCAAAATAAGCAGAAGTTCCTGAGCCATGTTTAGTTTGCATACCAACCTCGCTTTGCTTGGCAAGTATTCCATCCATCCTATCTGGAACGTAAACTCCGTTACATGAAATGGGCAATCCTCTCTCTCGACCAAAATTAGACCAAACTGGGGAAGCCAAGGAATAAAATCCTTGCTTCATATAACCCTCAAACTTGTCAGCAAAGCCGTCAATACTAAGATACTGTTCAGCAGTATCTGCAATATCACGAATCCTCTGCTCTGGAGTCTCTCCTTTTTTCAAGTAACCCCTCTCAAGGAATAACCTTGAGTCATCATTTAGCCAATAGTAGTCAGTCATTTAAAACAAGTCGTCTGCGTTGAACGTCTGCGAATTTTTAGAATACTCGACTGGTCGAGCATAAAAGAAGTCGGTGGCATTATTGCCAAGCAACTCCTCTTCAAACCAGATAGTATCTTTCAGCAGATTTTTATCAACATCAAAAGCTTGTTTAAAGCCGATTTTATCCAAAGAATCGTTAATTCTGTTTTTAATGAACTCTTTGAGAACAATTGCATTCAATCCCTTCTCACGAATTCCATTAATCATCCAATCAACAATCTTACTTTCAGCATTGAAAGCCTGTTGAGCTTCGTCAAGAATACGAGCCTCTAACTCTTCGTCAAACAACTCTGGATGCTCTTCACGAATAGTATTAATAATCTTCATGCCAACCATAGCATGTAGATTCTCTTCATTGCGAGTATACTTAACCTGTTGGTCTGTGTCCTTCAATACATTCTTATGACGAGCAAACCAATTGATAACGTAAAACTGACTAAACAACGATACATTCTCAACAAACAGCGTAAACAAGATAAGAGCATAGACATACTGCTTCTTGCTATTCTTGTAGAACTTGTGGGTGTACTTACGCAAGTAGTTTACTCGACCCTCAATGAAGTCTAATTTGAGGTTCTGCTCAAACACCTCTTCCAACCCAAGTACCTCAAGTAAACGCTCATAAGCATTGTTGTGAATAACTTCGACATTCGCCATCACAAAACCCAAATCACTCAAAGATGGGTGCGGCAAATTGTCGCCCAATTTACTCCAGAACTTTTTGACTGCCACTTCGATTTGACCAATAGCAGAGAGAGTGCGAACAATAATCTCTTTTTCCCTCTCATCAAGAACCACGTTAAAATCCTGAATATCAGAAGCAAAACTAAATTCTTTGTCGGTCCAGAACCCATTGTGCATTGCTTCGATAAAATCCCCTGCCCAAGAATAATGGTCAGGCTTGCGTGATACTTGCTCTTCAAAAATCATGTCTTATTTATTTACACGGTGAGAAAAAATGTTCAAGGAAAAAATCAAAAAAGTTGGCGAAGCCATTATATTAATACGAACGTAGTGAGTATTAATATAATACGTATCTTTACAGTACTGTCAGGATACGTATCTTAACAGCATTGTAAGGGTACGTATCCTTACAGTGCTGCTTCCGTTACGTTATTCTAATCCAAAAAAAAATGTTGTCAAGGAAAAAATTTTACTTGAATTTTCTTAAGAGATTTGCGACTATAATCGTAGTTAGGTATGGACGATGGAACTACTGACCCAGAATTAACCAACATGATCAAGGAAGAAGATCATGAGGAAGCATTAAATATTCTTATATGCAGACACTCTGGTATCTACATCGACATGGTTAGAAGATATGCGTCGAAGTCCCTTCCCGCTAATGATATAGCAGACATTATCAATGACAAAGATTACGTAATCTATAAGGCGGCTTTAGATTATGACGAGAATAAAGCCAAGTTTTCGACTCATGTTGGGAATAAAGCAAAATACCTTTGCTTAAGCAAGAAGACCGCTAGAAAAAAGAGCAGTAATATTATTAATTTTGACTCTATCGATTATTCAGAGGAGTCTAGCGAACTGCATCCAGATGAAAGTTGTGAGATCAAAGAGAGTTTTTCCTCAGTTTTTGATCTGATAAACAATCATCGCGATGAAAGAGTAAAAATTATTTTTAAAGAGCGATATTTTGGGGGAGAGAGGGGCAAGCTTGAAACTTGGAAGAACATTGGAGACAAGATAGGCATCTCTGCTCAAGGATGTATAAACATACACGATAAAACATTAGAAGAATTTAAAAAGCAAATTAAAAAAAATGCATAAACTCAACTTTGATGCGCCGTTAAACTCTTTAAGTTTGGGAAATGTTTCACTAAACTTTTTAAGAGAGCTAAAGAAAAAAAATATATATCTAAATATTTTTCCCATTGGTAATTTAGATTTTTCTGCATTCGACAAACTTTCTGAAGAAGACGAAAATTTAATTAAAGATAATGCAAGTAGCTCCCTTAAACGGCTAGACAGATCAACGCCAACTCTAAAAGTCTGGCATATTAACGGCTCTGAGAAAAAGATTGGAGACAGTCAATTTTTATATACTTTTTATGAAGTAGACTCTCCTACAGAAGAAGAGGTCAATATTGTAAAAGCGCAAAACCACGTTTTCTTTTCTTGTTCTGAGGCGGCTGAAGCATTCAAGGAGAAAGGATGCGATAATGTTTCTTACGTTCCACTTGGGTTCGACCCAGATTTCCATAAAACAGATAAAGAATACCTTGGGGATGATGTCATTCACTTCGGATTGATTGGTAAAATGGAGCGCAGAAAAAACACTCAAGCTCTCATTCAGCTATGGTGTAATAAATTTGGCAATAACCCAAGATATCAACTAACCTGCTTGGTAGGCAACCCGTTCATAAAACAAGAGCAAATGAACCAATTGATTGCTCAATCTATGAATAATCAAAAATATTCAAATGTAAACTTCTTGCCTCGACTAAAAACCAATAGTGAAGTCAACGACTTGATCAATTCTATCGACATTGACTTATCAGGCTTATCAAATGGAGAGGGTTGGAACTTACCAGCGTTCAATGCAACCGCTCTTGGGAAATGGTCAGTGGTTAGTAATTGCAGCTCTCACAAAGATTGGGCTAATGAAAAAAATGCGTTACTAGTAAACCCTGTAGGGAAGCAGCCTTGCTATGATAATATTTTCTTCTTTGAAGGTTCTAAATTTAACCAAGGCGAATATTACAGACTTCACGGGGAACACATCTCAGCAGCAATAGACCAAACTGTTCAAATAGCTAAATCAGAAAACACAGAAGGATTGAAGCTACAAGAAGAGTTCACTTACGAAAAGACTGTCGAAAAAATTCTAGAGAAGATTTATTAAAATGCCAATCTATATATTCAAACATCCAGAGACAGAAGAATACAAGGAAATCGTTCAAACCATGAATGAGAACCATGTGTATGTTGACGAATCTGGACTAGAATGGAAAAGAGTTTTCACTATTCCCAACGCAACAATCGACACTAAAGATGACGCTTGGGATCACAATGGTTTTGTAGAAAAAACTGGCAAAATGAAAGGGACGGTGGGAGACGTCTTAGATTATTCTTCAGAATTATCTGCGAGAAGAGCAGAAGCTAACGGAGGAGAAGATCCAGTCAAAAGAAATGCTTTTAATGACTACGAAAAAAGAGTAGGCAAGAAGCACATGTCGGATAAAAAGAAGACTATTGAAACTTCCAAGATAAAAATAGATCTTGATTAGATCACTTCGTATAGCCCACTAAAGGCAATACAACCAGTAAAAGTGGGTGCGGTAAATACTAAGTAAGCGTCATCCTGTCCAGTCACAATATGTCCAGTGACAATAGCTTCAGAGTCAATATCTCCAGTTAAAATATTTTTCAAAAGAGGAGTGCCACCGACTAAGTCATCAGCTTTATCAGTTACTTCTGAAGTGGTATCATGGATAATTCTTGTTCCCACCCAATGATCTGACACAGCATCTCCACTGTCATCTAGAGTTACAGTATCTCCAAAAACAGTAGCACCAGCAACATCAAGAGTCCCACCAATATCAACATTTCCAGCGAATTCAGAATTTCCAGTAACACCTAGAGTTCCACTAAAAATCCCAGAGTGACTTGAATCAACATTCAAATGAGAACTGAGGTAAACATCATCTCCATTGAATTGAACATCTCCATTTTCAAACGTGATGCCACTTCCGAAAGAAACTAACAGAGAATGATTGGTGCTATTAGTTACTGCTGTTTCATGGTCAGCTAATATCACCGACCCTGTAATTTGGTCATCAAAAGACACCCCATCTCCAGCCAAAATTGTATTATTTCGACCACTTGCCCCAAAACTAACTGACTCTCCATTGAGGAGAGTATTAAATGTTCCTGAAAAATCAGTTGTAGATGTGCCATTAACTAAAACATTACTAGTTCCTGAAACAATGTTGTTTGTTCCAGCTAAAGCAATTGAACTAGATGAAAATGAATTCGAAATTGGAGTGGTAAGAAGAGTTTCTGCCGAACTAACGCTAAGTTCAGTAATTGTTATTGGGCCAGCAATACTTCTCTGCAAATTGATCTGAACTCCAGTTGACAAATCAGTAAATGACAAATCACCACTAGGACTAGTAAAAGTGGGTAATTGTAATTGTTGTGGTTGAATTTTAGTAAATGCCATGCTACAATAGATTATCTAAATAAGAATACACTTTTTCTATGAAATTTACACTTTATAAGCCAAATGCAAAAAACACAGGTTCAGCTTTTACCTTCGACTGTACCAAAGATCGGAATGGCAAGCCTGTTCTTTTTGTATCAATGATTCTACAGCATAGCTGGAATGATGAGCGAAAAACAGGTTCATTCAAAGAAAATGCCAAAAATCCAGAAAAATCTACTACAATTAAGCTGACAGAGATTGAAGCTGGTGAGTTTCTGTCTTGCATGAAGACTCGTATTCCCTTCGTGGGGTTCCACAAAACAGAAGATAAAACCACGATTATTAAACTCACTCCTTGGGATAAGAATCGAATTATCAAAAACAAAGAAGGCCAAGAAACATTTAAGTCTCCAGCTTGGGGGCTAACAGTTACAAAAAACTCCTCACAATTCTTTAAATTGCCAATTGAGGCTGGAGAATCGGAGTGTCTAGCTATTTTGCTTGAGGGCTACATCAAAGAGAGCCTGATTGCTCAATCAGAAGCTTACAAACAAGATCAGCCACAAAAAACTTACCAAAAACCCGCACCTAAAGCGTCCGTAGTCGAGGACGATGACGATGATGTCCCATTCTAAAATTAAAGTCCTAGTTCAATCTAATTATTCCCGCATGGTAACGGGGTTTGGGAAGAACATGAAAAATGTTCTTCTCGCTCTTTACCGTGATCCTGATATTGAAGTTGTAGAAGCTGCCAATGGAGTGCCATATGGCAGGAACATTAACACACCTTGGGAATCCTATGGGACATACCCTTCAGATCAAAATATCTTGAGTAAGATAGAGAAGGAACCAGCAAGAAAGAGGGCTGCTCAATATGGCTTCTATACAATTGATAAAATTGTAGAACAAGTAAAGCCTGATGTTTTCTTGGGCATCGAAGATGTCTGGGCGTTTAGGGAATATGAGAAAAAATCTTGGTGGAATGAGACAAAAAAAATAATCTGGACAACCTTGGATAGTTTGCCGATTTTAGACCAAGCTCTCGACATTGAGCCTAAATGCGACCAAATGTTAGTTTGGGCCAGCTTCGCTGAAGAAGCAATGAAACAGCTTGGACACGATACTGTAGAAACAGTCCACGGTGCTGTTGACTACAGTCATTTCAAACCATTGGAGAATAAAGATGAACTCAGGAAGCTTCATGGCCTTGATGATAGTTTTGTTATTGGGTTTGTATTTAAAAACCAACTAAGAAAGTCTGTCCCAAATCTTTTAGAAGGATTTAAAAAATTTAAAGCAAAAAACCCCGACCTAAAAGCTAAACTTCTTCTGCATACCGATTGGGGAGAAAAACAACACGGATGGGATATCCCAAGATACTTAAAAGAAAAAGATCTTGAAGATGGAAGCGTCTTAGCAACTTATGTTTGCCATAAATGTGATGATTACTTTATCCAACCATATTTCGGAGAAGACAAAGATTGCTCGTCCTGTGGTTCAAAAGAATCAGTAAAAACAAAAAACAGCGGTAAAGGTGTCGGAGAAAAAGAGTTGAACGAAATCTACAACATGATGGACGTTTACTGCCACCCATTTACAAGTGGAGGGCAGGAGCTACCAATTCAAGAAGCTAAGGCTGCTGGACTAATAACCCTTGTCACAGACTATTCTTGTGGCACTGACTCCGCATATGAGCATCAAGGCGGTATTCCTTTAGCTTGGAATGAATATAGAGAACCAAGCACTCAGTTTATCAAAGCCACAACGTGTCCAGATAGCATCTGCGAAAGACTACAACAGGTTTACGAGATGGATGAAGAATCCAAGAACAACCTTATCGAAACTGGTAAGAAATATGTTCAAGAAAAGTTCTCTGTACAAAACACTGTGGATAGATTAAAACATTTTATCAAATCAGTTGAGTTAAGAACAAAAAAGGACGAGGAGAAAAAAGAGCCAGAAAATCCTAAGCCAAAACTAGAAGACTTCTTAAAAGACGTTCCCCTCAAAGATAGACTTGCAGTTATCCTTCCAAGATCAGCGGGAGATGTTTTAATGGCGAACTCCCTGATGGAAAACCTACAAAACCTCTATCCTGACAAAAAAATATTTTTTGTTACTCAACCAGAATTTTACGACCTAATCAACGACAATCCTTTCGTTCACAAAGTGATACCATATTCAGATTCTCTTGAGAACATGTATGTCCTTGAAGGCAGGGGTAACCACGAAGGCTTGTTTGATATTGCCTTCTTACCTCATTGTATGACCCAAAAAACATACAGCTACAACCACAACGGGAAAGACAAAATCCAATTTAAATTAAGATGAGCCACTTAGTAGAAGTTTACGCAAAAGATTTGGGGGTTAAGATTGGCGAACCCCATTTTAAGCCTCATTTCTTTCCTATTCTTGATGAGAATTATATCACCATTCACAATGACAATAAAGTTCAATCTAAAGAATATGATTATTGGGAGGAAGTGATTAACTTAGTAAAAAAAGAAGCTCCTGAAATAAACTTCATTCAAGTGGGATCTGGTAAAGAGCCAAAGATTAAAAACGTTACAAAGTTTATCGCTACTCCTAGTATCAAGCAGTCAGCTTACATAATCAAAAATGGCCTAATGCATGTTGGGACAGATAGCTTGCCAGTTCATATTGCTTCGTCTTTTGACAAGCCTATTGTTTCAATATACGCACATACATACGCCTCTACTTGTGGCCCAGTTTGGGGGACAAAAAAGAATCATACAGTAATCGAATCTCATAGAGATGGGAAGAAGCCATCCTACTCTCTAAAAGAAAACCCAAAACAAATTAACTTAATCAAACCAGAAGAAATAGCTAACGCTATTTTAAAGAAATTACACAAAAAGAAAAGCTCTAGAAAAACACTCTTCACTGGTAGTAAATACAAAGAAGAGTTTATGCATGTTATACCAGACAACAAGTATGCATTATCTTCGAAGAGAGTGGTTCTTAGATTTGATTTACTTCACAATGAAGAAAACACTCTTCATTTATTCAAAGATAACCAAGTTTCAATCGTCACAAACAAACCATTATCAGACGCAATTTTAAATCAAAAAAACATCAATTGTATCAACTACTTTTCTGATTGCTTCGATTCTGATTTTATCGAACAAGCTAAAAAGAAAGGGGTTACTCTAAGACTGTTTGGAACAAACGAAGAAACACTTAATGAAGAAAGATACAAGTTCTTCGACGAACAGATAGCACTCATCGACGAACTCAAGAAAATAAAAGAAAATAAAAAGCAAGTCAAACTTCCAAAGAAAAATTTTAAGATAAAATCTTACACAATCTACATGAAGAACGGTCAAGCATATCATTCTCTTTTTGAGGCTAATGGAAAAGAAAACTTAGATGATATTTTCGTTGACCTAGACAAGCTTATGATTTATACTGATTGAGATGAGTGAAGAGAAAATTTACGGCCCTGATCTTTACAAGCGTAATGAACATGGACTTTTAGAAAATGCAGAATACGAATTTAATGAAGACGGTTCTGTAGATTGGAGATCTATGATTAAATCAGAGTTTCTTTACCCTAATAAGGATTGGTTTGAAGCTCGCAAGAAAGATGTTCCCACTTCACCAGAAGGTTTAGATGACAAACAGCTACTAATTATGCTAGGAGGCATTAAGGAGTTAGCTAGACTTAGGGGCTTTGAAAGCGTTTCTTTCAAAACTGATCACCTTAACGATACTTATGTTGTGGCTAGTTGTGAGATTGTCTGGTCCCCTAACTATGAAAGTGACAACAAGACCGTGGTTTATCAAGATGTAGCTAATGCAACATTTCAAAATACGGGTTCTTTTGCCGCGAAGTTTTTAGAAACTATTGCCTGTAATAGAGCTTTTGTGAGGTGTGTTCGTAACTTTCTAAACATTCACATTGTTGGAGCTGATGAGATTGACAAATCAAAAGGAGCAGTAAACTCATACTCAGTTGAGTCTTCTAGTGATGAAAACGTAGGAGCTATTCTTTCTCCTCATGCGAGACTATTCCAAGACTGGCAAGATATTACTGGTGGAGGAAATAATTTTGAAGACTTCAAACAAGGAACTTTGCGCTCTCTGTGGAAACAGGCAATTTATCAAAATGAAGATGCTCAAAACTGGAATGACTTTAACGACATCCCAGTTAAAGAAGCTCGCAAAATAAGAGCTGCTCTTAAAAAATTACAATCCTAAGAAGTTTTTCTGTCTAGCAGAAAACTTAACATGGCTATTGTTGGCCGTGCTTACTTTTTGACCAGAACTGATAAGTAATTGCTCGTCAGGTTTCAGTAGCTTAACTGTTGATTCTTGAATTGTTGTAGTTACTCCAGAGCTGCCCAGCTTAATACTTAATCCAGAAAGCGTAATAGAAAAAGTGTTTGGTAAACTAAGCCCCACAATAGTCCTGCTGGAAGTTTTTTGAGTTTGAGTATTAGATTGCCTTGCGGCAAAGTTAGCGACTTCTAGAGCTTTAATGTCAGAGATTTTTCCATTCTTGACATCAAGAGTTATAGGACTTAGCTCATGACCTGAAGCTCCGTTCGGTTTAACGTTAAAGTATTTAATATCAAATCTTTCTGCTATCTCTGAGAGTCTTTCAGCCGCAGCATCAAGACTTGCTTGTCTACGCGCTCTTGCTTCTTCTTGCTCTCTGCTTTCGTCAGTTTCCTCTTCATCTGTTGGTTGCTTAACCCTAGTGTAGTAAGCTTTTGATGTATTTGGAGCGTCTCTAGAAAGTTCTGCAATATTGTTAAACATTATTGCTGATTTGTTTATCAAGCTCTCAGCTTTTTGCTCAAATTCAGGAGAGAACGCGAAAAAGTTTTCTTTAGTGTGAGGGTTGCTTATGAAAATAAAATTTTCTTCATTAACAAATTCATAGTCGAAATCCTCTTTCTTTTTACCCGCAGATTGTCTTTGGTTGTCTTTTGTAATTCCAACGAATCCATAATCTCCTCCAACACCAGAAGAGTCTGAATTATCGAATAAATCACTTAGATTTTTATCTCCAAAACCATTTAATTCCAATATTGATTGTAAAGTCTGAAGCCCGTCCACTTCTGAAACTTTGGTTTGTGTAATGTCAAAGGGGCCAGAAATACTCATATCTGAGTTTCCCCATTGCATTCTCCTAGCTTTGTATCTTGAGAATTTATTTGATACATAAATCGAAGAAGATATTAAATCAAAAAAATCTTTAATACTTCTGAATATCTTATTTCTAGATGGGTTTACTAATCTTTTATTGTCAGTTATTCCTTCCACTTCGGTAGTAGACGACACATATTTCCCAGTTTCTAAATTAAATTGCCCATCAAAATTTTTCTTCATATACTCTTGAACTGATGTCCCTGCAACGAATTTTCCCCACGCTCCTACGTTTGCGTTATGAAGTCTATCTGCGTTCTTCCAATTAT